CAGGACAAGAAACCTGCTTTGCTACCAAATGAAGCCTTCTCCGATTTAGAAAATGCCTACGTATTCCGTGAAAGAACAAAGAAACGCGATGGCGAAGTTCCTATGGGAAGACTTAGCCGTCTTTTTACTTCTCAGTCTCTAGGAAATAGCGGCGCATCTCCTTGGTCATTCAATATCTATACGCTTCTTGGAATTACACCCGAAACTAATGCTGAAATCAATGAAGGTAGCGTCATTATCACGATTGCCGGAGTTGCAGGCCCGTTCATTGACCAAGGCAATGGCGGACTTCTAAGCGTGACACCAGGAAACCACGGTGTCATTAACTATATGACCGGAGCAGTGATTATTGTCACCACAGCTCCAGCCGGAAGCGCTGCCACTATTACTTTCTCTTATTTTCCTGCTCTTCCTGTCATGGGAATTCTCCGCAGAGAAGTTGCGACTATCGGTATAGATTCTACCGTTTGGTTTGATACTAAATACGCCTATCAATACCTGAACGGATTCCAAGAGCTTGTGCCAGGATTCACCTGGACGGGAACGAATACCGACTTCTTTTGGGCTGCAAATTACCAAGGTGCCACCCCTGACTTGAGGTATTTCTTTGTCACAAACAATAATCTAGACTTAGTCGCCCCTTCATACGACCCGATACGCTATTATAATAACTCGACATGGATAAATCTACAGCCTTTAGTCACAGCAACAGTGACTCTCTGGCAAGCTCAGATTTTAATTCCTTACTATGGCCGTTTACTTGCCCTTAATACGTGGGAAGGCGCGACAGCCGGCACGTATACTGCCTCAACTAATTTCTTCGCTAGATGCCGATTTAGCCAAATTGGTGACCCCACAGATCAAACCAATGGTTGGCGTTCTGATATCTTCGGTCGTGGTGGCTTTATTGATGCTCCAACTAATGAAGCAATCGTCAGCGCTGCATTCTTTAGAAATACTTTAATTGTCTTTTTTGAATACTCTACTTGGCAACTTCGATATATAGGAGAATATGGCCTTCCGTTTATTTTTGAGCGAATTTCTTCCGACTTTGGTGCCGTTAGTGCTTATAGTCCTGTTGTATTTGACCAGGGAGTAATGGCCGTCAGTGATCGTGCTATCATTCAAGCTGCGGCTAATGGTGTTACTCGTCTTGATGATCAAATTCCTGAGCAGGTATTTAGCTTTGAAATAAAGAATAACGCGCCGAATTTTGTGCACGGGATCAGAGATTTCGAAAAAGAACTCGTCTACTGGAACTATGTAGACACATCCAATGCCTCTACAACACAGACTTATCCGAATACAGTGCTAGTATTCAACTATCGAAACAATACCTGGGCTAAATTCCGAGACACAATTACTTGCTTTGGCCCAGCTCAATTTCAGTTTGGTATTACCTGGGATAGTTTGACAACCTTATGGGAAAGCAATGTTAGCTGGGATAATGTAGATGATCAGCAATATGTAGATTATATCACGTCGGGAACTCAGCAAGGTTTCATCAACATATACAATAATCCCAATGCAACTACGCCTCAACCCGTAAACACCCTTTATGCTCCATCCATGGCAATTACAGCAGTAGATTTTACTACTAATCCGACACGGATAACTATACCGAATCACAATTTAGAAGATGGAGAGATTATATATATTACGGGTACGCTATGGGTTGGAACCGATCCTGGCTTGAATAATCAAATATATAGTGTGACAATTGCCATAAATGCAATTACTCTATTACCAGATCCAAATGTAATTACTCTAAGTATTTGGAATCAAGAATTTGAAGTCTATAATGCCGTTAATAAAACTTCTAGTGCGGTTTATATAGGAGGAGGAAGAGTCACATTACTCCCTAAAATGAATATAGTTGGAAAAGACTTCAATCCCTACCAAGGACAAGGGAAGCAATTCAAACTATCCTTCATTGATTTCCAATTAGATTCAAATCTATCTTTTCCTGCAATTACAGCATTAACAATACAACTATTTGTTAATTCTCGATTAGGCGAACAAGCAAACATGATCGCAACGAACCAAGAATTGATTAACTCATCTCAAAATTGCAATTATATAACCAAAGTTTATACAGGAACTAACACACCGACTAATCCTTCAAATCCTTGTCAAATTCAAAGCCTTGATCATTCCTTGATTACAGGACAAGTCATTTACATATCCAATGTATTGGGAACAACACAAATAAATTCTTCGGTTTCTCTTACAAATTACTTGATCACTGTTGTAGATAGTAACAATTTCACACTAGATGGTATAGATGCATCTTCATTTACTAATTATATTAATGGCGGCATCTGGAATACAATACCAACAAATGGACAAACATATATTCCCGGATCTGAATATGCCTGGTACCGCTTCTATAGCACGCAATTTGGTCAATATCTGCGAATAGGTATTACCTATGACGATAGTCTCATGAATCAAATTGCTACGCACCAAAGCCCTATGGAATTGAACGCTATGAACGTCTGGTTTAGAGAAGGCGGCCGATTAATCAACTAACAATGTAAAGCGGATTTAAATGACTTTTTCCAGCAACATACCATTAAATACGAATCAGCTTCCTATCTCCTTGGATGTGAATCCAGAAGATAAGGATTTTGAAAACATTTTAATGCTCTATTTGCGTCGTGTTGCCAATGCCGTCAATACTAAAGAAAGCGGATTATTCCTCCTGCAAGAGAACGCTAGTTTCGAACAATGGTATCAGATTGCTAATCCTCAGCAAAATAGGAATGGTTATCGCATCACTGCTGATCTAGTACTTTTAAACGGTGGAAACATACCAGTCGGAAGCACAAGCCTTGTCTTATCGTCATCTACTCAGCCAATGAACATAATGGGGTATCTTTATCCAGTTCAAGGATTTGGGGGAGCAAAAGACACGACAGGGCTTTCTTACTTCTTAAACGACCCCGACATTTACGTTAGATATAATAGCTCGACAAATACAATTATTATACAAAATAATTCAGGTAATGCACTGACCTGGTGTGTTTGGGTGCAAGAATATTTAAAAACTTAGGTGAACTATGCCAGGATTTAGCGATTGGCTCTTCGGGAGCCCAGATAAGTTAAAAAAAGTTGCCACCGGAACAAAAGAGCAAGAGGCATTGCACAACAATATCCTCTCTCAAGCTATGGGACTTTCTCAAGGAGGCTATCAACAATCGCAAGATTATTATAATAGCCTTCTACAGCCAGGTAATGAAGCTTTTCAAAACTTCGCATCTCCTTTCATGAATCAGTTTCAAGAGCAGACTTTACCTCAGATTGCAGAAAGATTTGCAGGAGCAGGAGCACTTTCATCCAGTGGCTTCGGCCAAGCATTGGGAGGAGCAGCCTCGGGATTACAGTCCCAACTAGCACAGTTATTTGCTCTGTTGCAAAGTCAAGCTGCTGGTGCTCAGACGCAACAATACAATCAATTAGCGCAAACCGGCCTCAATTATCAACCATTTGCTTATCAGAAACAGCAAGGCTCTCAAGGATTCTTAGGACCTTTAGCAGCTGGTTTCGGGACTGCTCTTGGTGGACCTATAGGCGGAGCACTTGGAAGTGCCCTTGGTGGCGGAATAAGCAGCCTATTCAAAAGCGGTGGCGGCGGAGGGATAAGTTAACATGGTACAAGTAATCGAAACAGAAGATCCCAGAGGAAGACTATCCGAAATGCTTGGCATGAGTTTAGGTCAAGGCATTGGAAATGGTCTTAATACTTTCTTTGCCAATCGAAGCCTTGAAAGCGTCATGAAAGATAAATCTCTCAAAGGAGCCCCTCAATCTAAAAAGCTTGAAGCTTTGCGTAGTGCTTTAAGTCCCTACGGAGAGAAAGGTCAAGAAATCTTTCAGCAACGCATGATGATAGACCAGCAAGAGATGAATGAAGCAAATGAAACGAAAGCTCTTAAAAAAGAGAAAATGAAGGGAAGAGCTATCGGTAAGTTTCAGAAAGGAGCTGAGTTATCAGATGAAGAATGGGCTATGTTCACTCCTCAAGAAGTCGCTGCTCTACAAAAAGCATATCATCCTAAGGATAAAACCCCGATTTCTGAAAGGCCATTAGATGCGCAACAGCTAAATGCAATTAGAGAAGCGCATAACGACCCTAATTGGAATTCGATGAATGAAACACAAAAGTATCATACTCTTTTAGAAAAAGGGGCGAGTGCACCAAATGCTGAAAGAGAATCTAAACTATTCAGTCAACAAGCTGCTAGAGAAGATCAAAAAGTTGAGTCGGCATATAAGGCGCAACAAGATTTCATCGATGACACAACCAAGGCTTATAGATCTTTTGAAACTGAGTTTAAGCCTAGATTGCTTCAAATGCGTAACATCAAAGATGAAGATCTCATTAGCCCAACTGCCGCTGTGTTTTTGGATGCTTTGGGTATTCCACTTGGAGCATTAGATGACCCATCTTCAGAACTCTATCAGAAGTTGAGCCAAGACTTATTAAAAGGTCTTCCTGATACATATGGAAGCAGGATTTTAAAAGTTGAAGTTGATAACTTCTTAAAAACAATTCCTACACTTTTAAATAGTGCCGATGGTCGTAGGATGATTGCTTCCAACATGCTTAAATTGGGTGAAATGAAGGAAGTTTACTACAATGCTATGAGACAGCAGCAAAGAGAGTATCTGGATAAAAATAAACCATTACCTAGAGATTTTCAGCAGACAGTTTTCGATCAAGTAAAACCTCAGATTGATAGAATAAATAATGAGTTTGTGAAGCTTTCCGAGATTAAATCTGTACCTAAAGACACTATTCCTTTCTTCAACCCTAATGGAGAAGTTGAGTTTGTACCTAAAGAACATGCTCAATGGGCATCGGAGAATGGAGGCAGAAAAATATGGTAGCTCCAGCATGGGGAACATTTCAAAAGCCAAGTTCTGTAAATAGGGAAATGGAAAATGAATATTCTCAGGAAGTTCCAGGTCAGATTCAAGATGAAAAGGCTCCTGAAGCTGAAAAGCCTCAATGGGGTAATTTTCAATCACCCACAACTTTTCAAGGTGATCCAGATCCTACAGCAGATGAAGGGGTTTTTTCCTACCTGACTAGGAATTTCACAGCTAATGCTTCTAGAGTTGCCGAACAAGTCTTGGGTAGATATGGTAATGTTGAGAAATTTGCCAAAGATATGTTAACTTCCTATCCTATGTTGGGTGGCTCAGTTGGTTGGGCACTTTCAGAATTAATGGGCCCGGAAAGATGGGAACGTATGGTTAAAGGGCCCCCAGGTCAACAGCAAATGCTTCCAACTTCTCAACAATTGAAAGAAGCTTCTCATTTGATTTCGGGTGGGTATACCAAGGCAAAAACTCCTGGTGAATCTAAATTTCAAGAATTTACAGAAGATGTAGGCGCTTTAGCAACAGGAAGAAACCCAGCAAACCTTACGGGAGCATCCGCAGGAAATCGCGCGGCACAGATCACAGCTAATAAGCTTTTAATTCCTGCGGCGGCTAACGTAACGAAGCAAGTTGTAAGTGAACTTGGATTTGGTGAAGATAAGGCTAATTTAGCCAAGATGGCCATTTGGCTGCCTCTGACGTTATCCGCCAATATTAACGCTCCTGGATACGCCTCTAACTTGATGAATCAGGGAAGAAATTCAATTCCTGCCAATGTTAACTCTAATGTTCCTAGATTTACACAAGCCTTAGATAACGTTGAAAGAACTCTTCTATCTTCAGATCCAAGAACGGCTTTAGCTCGTCAAACATTAAATGGGTTGCGTAATGATCTTGCAAATGGGCAAACAAATGTACGCTCTTTGATGACTATGTATGATGGGGTTAATGCTGCTAAAAGAAATAGAGGTCTTTTCGAATTAGGAAGGGGAGACCAAAATTTTGCAAGAAGGTGTATTGATAGAGTAAGAGATGCTGTCAGAGATGAAATCATCGCTTCTTCTGGAAATTACCCTCAAGCAATTAACGATTGGCAGAATGGGATTAGAGCATGGGCAACTATCCATAGGAGCAATGCGATCAAGAATTGGGTACAGGATGTGGCTCAAGGTCCCTACGCCAAGTTCCTTTCTGGCCCTGCGGCTGCTTTATTTGGCGTAGGGTCTTATGCAGGAGTTAAGTCACCACTAGTATCTGCAACGATAGGTGCGGCGCTTCCAGCTACCTATAAATCGGGACAAACGATATACCGCATGTGGAATGACCCGAGGCTTGCTGATTATTATTGGAGAGCTATTGGCGCAGCTACCGATGAAAATCTTCCTGTCTTTATTTCTAATTATCAGAAGCTAAACAAGGAATTAGAAAAGTCAGAATCTTCCCACCCAAAAAGCAAAGGCGAAAAAAAGTAATGTGTAGACAATGCAAAACCCAATCATTTTCTATACTCCATCTTTACTTCTAATAATCCTAAAAAAATACCTTTAGACATATAAGTATCTATTATCTTTCTTATAATTTTTTCTTCTATTTCCATTTCTGCTTTCCTAGCACATTTTATTGAATCCCATTTCATTCCTAGAAATTCCATGAGTTTTTTTTGTCTTCTAGTTGTTGGCTGAATATCTGATGGATACCAAGACCCTAGTTTATTCATCTTAGAGAAGGATTTCATTCCTTTAATTAATTCATGCATTGGTTGAGAACCTTTTGGGTTCATTAAAAAATCACATTCTCCATGATTGTAAAAGCTTTTATACTTTTCTTTCCAAATATAGAAACTGCCGTACATGTAAAAGTAATTTCCTCCTATATCTCCTTTTCCTTTAGCATTCTTAACTGAATATAAGGAAAATGAATTTGAATCGGGAATAAAATACCAATCTTTATATTTAATTATTCTCTGTATTTTGCACTCATAGAAATCAAAAGGAGAAACTCTAACATCTAAAATCTCTACATTAGGATTCTTAAAGAGATTTCGGTAATGTTGTTTAGCTTCATCCATGGTTTTTTGCTTTTCGGGAGAAACGCTTTGGAATGTGCATGTTTCGTCTATATCTTCCCATTTAAGCATTTTCGGGTCATTGCTAGAGAACTCAAGGACATAACAATCTTCTTTGTTAGGGCTATTACGAAGACCTCTTCCGATCATTTGCTTATACAAAACGGGTGATCGAGTAGGGCGAGCTACAATGACAGATTTGATAGGAGGATGGTCAAATCCTTCGGAAAGTTTCACTGCATTTGTTATGAAATCAATACTACCTCTCTTTAACATTGAAAATATTCTTTCCAGATTCTTCTTCGAAGTTTTATATGAAACGCTAATGGCTTTTCTTTTTTCTTTCCTAAGCATCAAGGCTAACTTTTCAGCATGGTCTACGGAAGTGCAAAATATGATCCCTGGCGTCTTTCCAAGGTACTTGCATCTTTGTACAATCAATTCATTGATCGCATCGCAATTCATGATTTTATCTAGCTGGGTGATGTCGTAATCTCCTTGCGTCGTATCAATATCTTTCAGTGATTTGAATATTTCCATTCTCACACCTTGCACAGGCACGATATAACCTAGTCGAGTCGCTTCGCTTAGAGTCATTTTAAAAGAATGGGAATGAAATATGTTCTGAAGATGCTCTTTATCACCCCTTAGAGGAGTAGCTGTGAAGCCGAAAAGCAATTTCTTTTCATCGAATATTTTGAAGAAGTTGAATATATTCTTGTAAGAATTGGCAGTAGCATGATGAGCCTCGTCCACGATCACCATTTCGACATCGTCAGGATGGTATTTTTCCAGGTTCCTATTTAGGCTCTGAACCATGGCTATGCAGAGTTTATTTAACTTTTCTTTTTTCTCGGCGTTGACAATTGAAATTTCATTTTCTTCAAAGCCGCAAAGTTTCGCTTTATCATATGTTTGATTTAACAACTCCTCTCTATGAACAATAATTAGTGTTTTTTTGTTCAGCTTTTTAGCTAACGACAAAAACGTGATAGTCTTCCCAGTCCCAGTTGGCATCGAGATTAACTGGGAATGAGACGGGTCTTTCTGACACGCTTCTATCACATTCTTCTGATATTCATAAAGATTTATATATGACTTCATTCTCTTCTCTAAATGTAAATTCTTCTATACAGTCTAAATCCCAAACGCACCCACTTGAACAGTCCCAGCCATAATACCAACAGCTTTTTTGTGACATTCTACAATTCCATTGATAGGGAGATATGATAATTCCCTGATATTGAGTTTTCACTTTGTCCCAGTCAATTTCATAAGTTTCACATATTCTTCTTCCTTCTGGATTGTCCCACTGCTTTTTTATGTATGGATACAATTTAGAGAAGTTCAATACTTCATCAGCCGATTTCAAATGCAAAATCTTTGCATCTTCTTTGAGTCTCACTTCATAAGAAACAACTAGATTTTGAAGGTTAAAACTTTCTCCTAAGCACCACCATTTCCAGTCATGAGGGCCTTCTACACTAAACCATAAACCATTTGGTTTAGCTTGCCAGCTTAATTCACTCTGCTCATATTTCCTAGGCTCAAGAGAAAATTTCTCATTCGTGTAATGAATCAATCTCATTTCTTTCTCTTTTTTATACCTTCACCAATATAAAACAATTCATTGGTATCCAGGGTATAATGTCCATATACATAAAATCTATTTTCTTTCATTTTTTTTCTACAA